TTCCCGCTCGATGATCGGGCCACCCTGTGACCAGTTGGTAGTGGGCATGAATCCGGGGCCATACTCCCCGGCGTCCAAGTCGCCCTGCTCCCATTCGACACCTTCACACTTCGAAACCGCCCAATCGAGGGCGGGGCCTTCAAGTTCTGAAGTTTTCATTCGTTGTTCCCTTTGTTTAGGGTCACCCATTCCCCGATCTCAATGGATCGAACGTGAATATCACCTTCGAAATGGTCCAGAGCTATCCAATCCTCTTTGACTTCATTGAGTGATGCGTCTTGTTCAGACGCCTCAATGTATCGACTGAGACGGTGGACATAAGCATCTCCGTCGATGAACTCAATCTCACCGATCATGAACCTCATCTTTCCCCCCTGTCAAAAAATTCCATGGACATTTGTTTGAATTCTTTGCTTGCCCCAGTCGCCTCGCAGATCAGCCTCGGCCAATCTTTTTGGTCGGAATCGTGGAGTGTTTGCAGAGCTTGCTCTCGTTCGATTTTGAGGCTGCGACTGAGATATTCAGCTTGCTGATACACCAGCAAATCGCGCACGGTTTCCCTCCAATTCAATGCACTGGGAATGCCCAGGAATTTACTGTGGGAAGCCTTGGATTGTTTGCGAGCCCACAAGACCACTTCGTGAATGTCATTCATCGTCATTTAGTCCAAAAAGACAACCAATCAACATGACCCCCAGGAAATACAGGAGGGGAGAGATAGCCCAAAGGGCCAATTTCCATTCTTCTGCCGTCACTTGACCTCCTCAATCTCGTCAATCACTTGATAAGAATCGGTCGGCGGCAAATCGAATGCCGCTTCGCGAACCATGTCTCTAACTTCGACGCTGTTAATATCTGATCCGTCTTCAATTTCGAGCACGAAAATGAAGGAGTCAGTCCATGTCACCCTGGCGCGTATTTTCATTTCATTCTCTCTCCAATTGAAGTTCCTGGGCTTCTGCTAGCCGATTCAATTCGGCCTGTTCGTATGCGTCCAGCTTGTCCCAAACCTTGGACAATGCCCGTTCAAAACAGGTGTCCGGCGTTTCCCCATTCGGCGGGACTAGTTCGACCAGCTCCCATAAACGTCGATACAGGTCGTGCCCAACTCCTCCCAGGCACTCCGCAACCTCGTCGGGGGACCAAACATCGAACAGCGGGTTCATGCGCGGACCTCCTGCGGGTCTTCTTTAAGCTTGCGAGCCACAATGCCGCGCTCGACTTCAACCTCATGAGCGAAGCGAGCAGGGTCGATCATTGGATATAGCCACTTCGTCGAATAGTGGCAGTCGAAGACTGACCCAGCGGGAACGCAGTGCTGGTCCCGGAGATTGTGAAACTCCCGTGCGTTTACTTGGATGGGCTCGCCGACCGTAACCGCTCCGATTGCCTTTGCCGGACCTTCTCCTGTCCTGACGATGGCAACACGCCTGCCCACATAAGGTCGCAGCGAGTCGGTATGCCGTGATTCCAGGGTTTTGATGCCGTCCACGATAAGGTCGGCGAACCGCATGCCGTCCGCTGACGCAACATTGATGCCCATGTAAGTGCTCATTCTTCCCCCTCGTCAATGATCGGGAGTGCGGCTTTCATTGTGTCAATCCAAACCGTCAGGTCGGAAATTGCCTCCGCGAATGCCCCGCGCTTGTATTTGCGGCGCGAGAATTCTCCGGCCAGCTCGAGCATATCGGTCGGGCCAATATGCCGAGTCGGTCGAATTTTTGTTTTTGCGTATAACTGCAACGCCGAGCGCAAGGCCAGGGCTTTGTAGAGCAGTATCGCGTCCGGGCCAGTGACTGCAACCGCCCCGTTTTTGCTGATGCGAATGCTTGAAGAGTCGTTCATTTTCCCTCCATGAGTTCCAAAATGGTCCAGTGCTCGTCGATTGATGCGTCGAAGTGCCCAAGCTGCCCCCATGCGTTGAACGCCCGAATCAGGGCATCCTGCGCGGCCTGGGGGTCATCTGCCGGCAGGCCGCGCACAGTCGGTGCGCTGACCGTCTGCGCGGGTTGATCGATCCAATTAATTGTGTGGATCATGGCCGCAACCTCGCGAGCGCTTCGGCCCGAGTGTTGAACCGGCCACTGATCGGGGTTTGATGCGGCCCCCGGACGATGAACCAGCCGCCCAAGATGCGGTTATAGACAATTCGGAGCTTAGACATTGCAGCACCCGCAGCACGGCGCGTCCTCGCACCTGCCCCTTTTGTTTCGATAGAGCTCCTTCCCTGAGCTCATAACCCAAACATCCGACACCAGTCCGGCGCGGGTCATGTAGCGCTCAGCGGCGGCGCTCTCGTCGTCGTCACGGTTCATCGGAGGGGCCAGCAGGGCATATCGCCCTTTGCCGACTGACTCGATCATGTCGCCCCGGTTGATCGGGTTGCCTGTCCGGGCGCAACGGCCCGGAAATTTAGCGGAGAATGACATCATGCGTCCCTTGTGGTGATGATTCGGCCAGCGCTCAGCCATTGCCAGCGCGTAATCGTTTGCCCGTTGGAAAATTCAACAAACCCCTGACCCCTGCGAATGAATCGGGCATCGGGCGGCGGTTCCAGGGCGATGCGGTCGGCCAGCGTTAGGGGCTGGAATTTTTCCGGCTCGCCTTTTGCGAGCGCGGTGGTCGTCGTCGAGCTTGGCATGATTAAGATTCCTCGTTTTCGGTGTACTGATACGCTTCGACAAGCGTCAAGTGCTCGTGTCCTTTGGCCTCTAACGCTCGCCGGATGCTGTCGATGGCTTCCTCGCGGGTTAGGTCGTCGAGCGCCGACATACCAACCCGGTCGCGGTGGAAGTTGAGCGCTGTGCGCGGCGGGATTGCAAAGCAGACAAACCAAGGCATTACGTTAGACTCCCACGGGTTGAAGGTTGATCACGCGACGCTTGTGCCCGAGCGCGTGGTCGGCAATGACGATATCCTTTGCTGCAATCTGCGCGCCTTTGCACAATCGACAATCGACACACTGCACGCGAGCGCCGGCTTCCTTTGATGCCGGGCACGATATCTCGCCGTCTTGCCTGTCCAGGCCGATACTGACCCGGAAAGTACGCCAGCCGGCCGCCTTGGCATCGGCACGGTCAGCAGGCGAGTCAGCGCTCGCCATGACCAGTAGCTGCCATTCTCTGCCCAGCGTGCGCCACTGGTGGCTGTAGCCTGTCCAGCCGGCAACATACACGGTCAGCGCTTGCCATACGCGAACCGGAGCGGCCGCAGGGTCACCGTAGGTTCCAATTCTCAAGACGCGAGCGGCCAGGGCGCGGGCGATCACATGCAATGGCGCCTTGACGTACCGGCCGCGACGATATGCGCGCCACACGGATGCCGGCGCCCGTGAGACGTCGACATAGCACGGCGCCTTGCCCGATTGTTTGGCCAGCATGGGCCTATGCTCGCACTGGCCGCAGATAGACTCATCTGCGCCCGTCTTGAGCGCTTCGGTCGGGTGGATATCTTGGCGCAGAATAAACGTTTGCACCATCGAACCGGTTTTGCGATTAGCAGAGCTTTTGATTCCGGTCACGATCACGACAATGGGCGCGCCGTCAATTGCAGACGGGCCTTCGTATGCGATATAGCCTAGTGGCATGGCGAGAATCTCCGAGGGTGAAGGGTTAACGGGTTGTGCTTTTGTATGCGTTGCGAACCCACATCGCGATTTCTTCAATCTCGACCACGGCCTCGGCCACTGCGTTCATGTACTCCCCCCCGTCGTACTCTGCGGGGTTTTCTCTGAACTCATGCAGGTCTAGCCTTGCTGCGTAAGCAAGCGCGCTGATCCGGCGCATCGCGTCGTGCAAGCTGCGGGGGTTGGTTGCTTCACTCATGCTGCATTCCTAACGGGTTGCTTTGTCGATTGCCGCCCATGCTTGCGACAATTCTGGCATTGCGGAGCTGCCGTGCCCGGCCCAAAAGGCAGACCTGATCGAGCGGGTACGGGTGAACATGGGGAAAGCTCCGAAAGGGCGCCCCGAAGGGCGCAAAAGGGTCAGAACAGATCGAGGTGCTCGGCGTCTTCGCAGGCCGTTACCAGTCCATCAAAGTCTTCGGACGGGCCCAGCAAATCAGCGAGGGCTAGCACGGCATCAATGGGCAGGCCGTTGCTGTCGGCGAGGTCTTCGAGGTATGCGCGGCGGTTTGGGAATCCAAAAGCGTGATAAGCGTTCATTGATTCATTCTCCGGGTTGTTCTGGGTTGATCAGATGACGGGCCAGCTGCCCATCAGATGAGAGCATCGCATAGCCTGGGATTGCTTGTCAAGTGCCTGGGCGTTGCGGCTTGCCCGAAGGGCGACAGTGCGGCATCATCCCCACTGTGTACCGCAACAATCGAGGGCTACAGGGTGACACTAAAGCGAAGAAAGGACATACAAGCGGCGCTCGATACCGTGCCGCTAGCTAGCGTCCTACAAGGGGCAGCAAAGGCAAAGGAAAAGCGACTCAGCGCACGACAAGTTGAGTTCGCTCGGGCGCTAGCGCTAGGCAACAGCAAGGCGGCTGCATATCGGGCATTCAACCCAGCAAGTAAGGCAAGGCCCGAAACCCAGTCAAGGCGAGGGCAAGAGCTGGCGAAGCTTGGCGCAGTGCAGGCTCAGGTCGAGGCCTTCAGGCTGGCTGCGGAGGCTGAGCGGCATCGAACCCCTGCGGCTCTCCGTGCTCTGGTCATTGAGCGGCTGACCCGCCATGCTATTGATGATGATGTAGCGCCAGCTCAGCGGCTGCGCGCGCTCGAGCTACTCGGCAAAGTGACCGAGGTGGCGGCGTTCACCGAGCGCCGCGAGGTTGTCTCCGTGACGGATCCGGGCCGTGCTCGAGCTGCCCTACTGGATAGCCTGCGGTCGGCCTTGCGCGCTGGCGCGGTTGATGCGGTGCCACTGCCGGACAATGCTACCGATGCCGGCCAGCTTGGCGAGCGACCGGAGCCGGCTATCTATATCGGAGCTGATGACATCGAAATCCAGGATGCACCCCCCCGCCGGCTTGCGAGCGAGCGCGACGAGCACCGGCACACCCCCACTCCCCCGCGATCGGCCGCGCCTGCGCCCGCGCCCTTGCACAGCAATTCACACACTGAATCACCTATTTTTTCCGACCCACCCCCATCAAATTTTCCCAGCGCGCAAAGTAACGACGTTACAAAAACACCCCCCCTTGCCATTGACAAATCAGATGGGTAGGGGGATATATTTTTGGCCGTAACCCAGATTGTCATAGGATTGTGACTAACATTTGTTAGTGGAACAGTTATCCACATATCCACAGAGTTATCCACAGGTTGTAAGGATTGTAAGAAATGAGGAGCAAGAAAGTGACACCTGCACAGAAGACGTTGTTGTTGGCTATTGATGAGTGGTGGAAGAGGTTTGGGTTTGGGCCTTCGGTAGATGATTTGTTGTTAGTGACAGGGGAGAAGAGCCGGGGGAATATTTCCCGGAAAATGAAGAAGTTAGTTGAGTTGGGGTTGTGTGTTCATAAGCCGAGGATGGCTAGGAGCATTAGGCCAACTGGGTTAAAGGTGAGGGATATCAATTGAAGGATGAGTTGTTTGAGTTGCTGTCCACAATGACTGATGTTCAGTTGGGTGCGGTTATTGATAAATTGCCGGATGGTCAGCGTGAGCATCTGATTCAGATTGCGGATGAGTATGGCAATGCTTTGAGGCGGGAGAGGGGCCAGAAGCATTTTATGGAGTTTGTTAAAACGATGTGGCCTAGTTTTATTGGGGGGCGACATCATCAGATCATGGCAAATGCTTTTGAAAGAGTTGCTAGAGGTGAGTTAAAGAGGTTGATTATCAATATGCCTCCTAGGCATACGAAGTCGGAGTTTGCTTCTTATCTTTTGCCGGCGTGGTATTTGGGTAAGTTTCCGCAGAAGAAGATTATTCAGTCTTCTAATACTGGGGAGTTGGCTGTTGGTTTTGGCCGGAAAGTGAGGAACTTGGTGGACAGTGAGTCCTACTCCAAGGTTTTTCCGAATGTGGCTCTACGGCATGATTCCAAGGCTGCGGGACGGTGGTCTACCAATGAAAACGGCGAGTATTTTGCTATTGGTGTTGGCGGCACTTTGACTGGCAAGGGTGCGGATCTTTTGATTATTGACGACCCTCACTCGGAGCAGGAGGCAAAGCTTGCCGAATCAGATCCATCGGTGTTTGATTCGGTGTATGAGTGGTATACATCTGGCCCACGGCAGCGTTTGCAGCCGGGAGGTTCTATTGTTATTGTGATGACCCGCTGGGCAAAGAGAGATTTGACCGGCAGAGTATTGAAAGATTCGGCGCAGCGAGGTGGAGACGAGTGGGAGGTTATTGAATTCCCAGCTATATTGCCTTCAGATAAGCCTTTGTGGCCTGAGTTTTGGTCTTATGAGTTGCTTAATGCATTGCGGCTTGAGCTTCCAAATAGCAAATGGCAAGCTCAGTACCAGCAGAATCCGACCTCTGAAGAGGGGGCAATTGTCAAGCGGGAGTGGTGGAAGATCTGGGAGAAAGATGACCCGCCACACTGTGAGTTCATCATCCAGTCTTGGGACACGGCGTTCTTGAAGAGCGAGCGTGCTGACTACTCGGCTTGTACAACGTGGGGGGTGTTCTATATTGATGATGATTCGGGAAGGCCGCAGTCCAATGTGATCCTGTTGAATGCGTTCAAAAAGCGTATGGAGTTTCCTGAACTGAAAGCCAGGGCCTACCAGGAGTTCAAAGACTGGGAGGTGGATAGCTTGATTGTGGAAGCGAAGGCTGCTGGCTCACCTTTGATCTTTGAATTACGCGCCATGGGCATCCCCGTGCAGGAGTTCACGCCAAGCAGGGGCAATGACAAAATTGCTAGACTGAACGCAGTAGCGGATATATTTGCTTCTGGTATGGTTTGGGTTCCTAATACGCACTGGGCAGAAGAACTGATCGAAGAGGTAGCCGCTTTCCCGGCTGGGGACCACGATGACATGGTTGACTCGATGACGCAGGCGCTGCTCAGGTATCGCAAGGGCGGGTTTATTCGACTAGCCTCGGATGAAGATGATGAGCCTTCTTACCGAACGAAGAGGGCGTATTACTAAGATGAACGTAACTCGACTGGAGCCAAGCTGTGGCGACAAACTTTGACAAGGCGCTTAATCCGGAAGCTTTTATTGATGCTGAACCGATTGAGATTGAGATTGAGAACCCGGAGTCTGTGGATATCACTATTGGGGACTTGGAAATCAGCTTGACGCCAAGTTCTGGCGACGATTTCGATAAAAACCTTGCCGAAGACATTGATGAGGGTGACCTGGATTCGCTTGCGGCAGAACTGCTAGGCGACTTTAACGATGACCTTGCCAGTCGCAAGGACTGGATTCAGACTTATGTTGACGGCCTTGAGCTTCTTGGAATGAAGATCGAGGAGCGATCTGAGCCTTGGGAGGGGGCTTGTGGTGTGTATCACCCCATGCTTTCAGAGGCGCTGGTGAAGTTTCAGTCTGAAACCATGATGAGCACCTTCCCGGCTGCTGGGCCGGTCAAAACCAAGGTCATTGGCAAGGAAACCCCAGCCAAGAAAGAGTCCGCTGAGCGTGTCCAAGAGGACATGAACCATCAGTTGACCGACGTTATGACTGAGTACCGGCCTGAGCATGAGCGCATGCTGTGGGGCCTGGGGCTTGCGGGGAATGCGTTCAAGAAGGTGTACTACGACCCGCACTTGCAGCGTCAGGTGGCGATGTATGTGCCTGCTGAAGATATCGTAGTGCCCTATGGCGCGAGTGACTTGGCGTCTGCTCCACGTATCACTCACGTGATGCGTAAGACTGAAAACGAGCTACGCAGGCTTCAGGTTGCTGGGTTCTACCGGGATATTGATCTTGGCGATCCTAACAATGTGCTGGACGAAGTAGAGAAGAAGATTGCCGAGCGGCTGGGCTTTCGAGCGACTTCTGATGAGCGCTATAAGCTGCTGGAGATTCAGGTTGAGTTGGATCTGCCGGGGCATGAGAGCGAGGACGGCATCAAGCTGCCGTATATCGTCACGCTGGAGAAGGGCTCAGCCAAGGTGCTGTCTATCCGGCGCAATTGGCAACCGGATGACAATACCAATGTCAAGCGTAATCACTTGGTCCACTACGGCTATATCCCAGGCTTTGGGTTCTATTGCTTTGGTCTGATCCATTTGATTGGCGCGTATGCCAAATCTTCGACTTCGCTGCTTCGTCAGTTGGTCGATGCAGGTACGCTTTCTAATCTGCCCGGTGGTTTCAAGGCCCGTGGCATGCGGGTCAAGGGTGACGACACTCCGATTAGCCCCGGAGAGTGGCGAGATGTAGATGTGCCTAGTGGCACGATCCGCGATAATCTGCTGCCGCTTCCTTATAAAGAGCCGAGCCAGACGCTGGCTGGGCTGATGGACAAGATAATTGAGGAGGGACGCCGGTTCGCCAATACGGCTGATCTCCAGATTAGTGATATGTCGTCACAAGCCCCTGTCGGGACGACGCTGGCGATTCTTGAGCGCACTCTCAAGACGATGAGCGCTGTTCAGGCCCGCATCCACTATTCAATGAAGCAGGAGTTGGTGCTGCTGCGGGACATCATTAGGGATTACACCCCCGATGAGTATTCGTATGACCCGGACGAGGGGGACCCCAAGGCCAAGAAGTCCGACTACGACGACGTTGATGTCATCCCGGTGAGTGATCCGAATGCGTCCACCATGGCGCAGAAGATTGTTCAGTATCAGGCCGTGATGCAGTTGGCTCAAGGCTCACCCCAGTTGTACAACATGCCCCTGCTCCATAGGCAGATGCTGGACGTTCTTGGGGTTAAAGAAGCCAGCAAACTAGTCCCAATGGATGAGGATCAGAAGCCGATGGATCCGGTGTCTGAGAATCAAAACGTGCTGATGATGAAGCCAGTCAAGGCGTTCGCTTATCAAGACCATCAGGCACACATCATGGTGCATATGTCTGCGATGCAGGATCCGAAGATTCAGCAACTGTTGCAGAGCAACCCTATGGCTCAGCAGTTGGCCTCTGCGATGATGGCTCATATTAATGAGCACCTTGGGTTTGAGTACCGCAAGCAGATCGAGCAGCAATTGGGCTTTTCCCTGCCGCCTCAGAAAGACGAAGCTGGCGAGGATATCAACATGCCGCCTGAGGTTGAAGCCAAACTCGCCCCGCTTCTTGCACAGGCTTCGCAACGGCTGCTTCAGCAGAACCAACAGCAGGCTGCTCAACAGAAGGCTCAACAGCAAGCCCAAGACCCTCTGGTTCAGATGCAAATGCAGGAACTTCAGATCAAGGCACAGGATCAGCAGCGCAAAGCAGCCAAAGATCAGCAGGACGCTCAGCTTAAGCAGCAGCAGATTCAGGTTGAACGTGAGCGAATTGCTGCACAGCAACAAACTGATGCTAAGCGGATTCAGACAGACATGCTGAAGACCGCCGCGCAAATGTCGAACGATAAGAACGCCGCAATGATGGATCTGGGTGTGGACGTACTCAAGCATATGTCCAGCCAGCATCAAGAAGCGAAACTGCGGGAGTTGCAGGAGCGCCATGCCGCCATGCAGGCTCGGGCACAGAAACCCAAGGAACCTAAATGACCGTACTCGACGTTTTGATCCCTCAGATTGACGAGAAGGTTCAGACCTTGAAAGAACATCTGGCGGAGGGCAAAGCCGCCAGTTTTGAGGAATACAAAAGACTTTGTGGTGAGATTCGTGGTCTGCTCACTGCGAGGAGTTACGCCCTAGACCTGAAGTCCAATATGGAGAATATGGATGACTGACATTTTGCTGGCTACAAACCCCGGCAATCCGCAGGTAGTGGGCGCTTATCGCCCAAGCGCTTCTGCTGAAGAAAAAGCCCGACAACTCCCTAGGCCGACGGGGTATCGCATTCTTTGTGCGATTCCAGAGGCAGATAAAGAGTTTGAGGACAGCGAAGTAGGACTTATTAAAGCAGACCTGACTCTTCGCAACGAAGAACTTCTTACGACGGTTCTTTTTGTGGTGGATCTTGGGCCTGATTGCTATAAGGACGAAAGCAAGTTCCCCACCGGGCCGTGGTGCAAAAAGGGCGATTTTGTCCTTGTGCGCCCGCACGCAGGCACCCGACTAGTCATCCATGGGCGGGAGTTCCGAATCATCAATGATGATTCAGTCGAGGGGGTTGTAGAAGATCCCCGTGGCATTAAACGCAAATAAGAGGAGTACAAGATGCCTCCAATGGAAATGGAAGAGTTCAAGTTCCCTGATGAGCTTGAAAAAGAGGTTTCATCCCAAGTTGAAATTGAAATTGAGGATGACACCCCCGAAGAAGACCGTGGTCGCACTCCTATGCCAAAGGATTTGGTGCAGGAGCTTGAGCAAGATGAGCTTGAGTCTTACGACGAGAACGTCAAATCACGCCTTAAGCAGATGCGTAAGGTTTGGCATGACGAACGTCGGGAGAAAGAAGCCGCTTTGCGTGAGCAGCAAGAGGCCCTGACATTTGCAAAAAGACTCCTTGATGAGAATAAGCGCATCAAAGAGATCTTGACTACGGGTGAAAAAGAGTACGCCAGCACCATTCAAAGCGCGGCTTCAATGGAGCTTGATGCAGCGAAAAAAGAATACAAAGAGGCGTTTGAATCTGGCGACTCGGATCGGGTTTTGGAGGCGCAGCAACAGCTTCAAGATGCAAGCATTAAGCTGTTGCAGGCTAAAAACTTTAAGCTACCCCCTTTACACGAAGAAGATTCTGCTGTAAAAACGCAACAAACATATGAATCAGTCCAAAAACAAGCTGGACCTGACCATAAAGCATTAGCGTGGCAAGAGCGCAATGAGTGGTTTGGAAAGCACAAAGGAATGACCGCATATGCCCTTGGCCTGCATGAAGAGCTTAGGGAAAGCGGAGTTTCTGTTGGGTCTGAGGATTATTACCGCACATTGGACAAAACAATGCGTAAACGGTTTCCCGAAGCCTTTGAGGCAGAGGAGCCCGTTAAGCCTAAGGCAGGCACAGTTGTAGCACCCGCTGTCCGCAGTACGTCTTCAAACAAGATCAGACTGAAGGCCAGCCAAGTCCAGTTGGCAAAGAAACTGGGTCTTACACCTGAGCAATATGCCAAAGAGGCATTGAAATTGGAGTCCCGAAATGGCTGAACGACTTACCCGTGAACTCGAAACCCGTGAGATCCAGTCGCGTCCTAAACAGTGGATGCCGCCTGAACTTCTGCCCGAGCCTGACAAACAGCCCGGATATGATTATCACTGGGTGCGTGTTTCTACGTTGAACTCTCCTGATCCCCGCAATCTCTCGGGCAAACTCCGGGAAGGGTGGGAGCCGGTACCTGTCGAAGAGCAGCCTAAGTTTCGTTTGTTGACTGACCCGCAATCGCGGTTTAAGGACAACATCGAGATTGGTGGTCTCCTGCTGTGCAAAACGCCGACTGAGTTTGTCGCGCAACGCAATGAGTACATTGCCAAGCAAACCAACGCTCAGACGGAAGCCGTTGATAACAACCTTATGCGTCAGAACGACCCGCGCATGCCGCTCTTTAAGGAGCGCAAATCGGGGACTTCTTTCGGTAAGGGCGTCTAATTAATCTTAGGAGTTTTAAATGTCCTACCCGACTGTTTCGGCACCCTATGGGTTCCGGCCTGTCAACCTGATTGGCGGGCAAGTGTTCTCGGGTTCCACCCGTGAATATCCTATTGACTACAACTACAACACGGCCATCTATTACGGTGATTTCGTCCAGCTTTCCAGTGGATTTATCACCATTCTGGCTAACACCATTACCAGCAATGTGGCGGTTGGCGTGTTCCTTGGTTGTTCGTATACCGACCCGGTGAGCAAGCAAAAGCGCTTCTCGCAGTATTACCCCGGTAACGTCACCGCTGGCGATATCAAAGCCATCGTTTGTGATGATCCGGATACTGTGTTCAAGGCTGCTGTTGTGACCGCTGCCGGTACCCCGACGATTGCTTCGGCAACTCAGTCGCTGGTTGGTGCGAACATGGCTGGCAATACCTCGACCGGCTCTGCCACTACTGGCAACTCGGCTGGTGGTGTGGTTGCTGCGTCCTCTAGTACTGGTAACTTCCGTGTTCTGGGCCTCGTTCCGGATACGCAAGTGACCACTGGTTGCACCTACGTTTCTGGCACCGGCTCAACGTCTATCGTTGTGTCTGGCCTGACTGTGGGTCAAGTGATCCCCGTTGGTACTGATATGTTCCAACTGGTCGCTGCAACTGGTCAGCCTGAGTGGATTGGCGTTGTGGGCACCGCTGCTACCGTTTCGTCTGCTACCTCGCAGACCCTGACGATGGCCGCTTCGACCACTGCGTCCGGCACGCTGATTCTTGTTCAATCTCCCGAAGTGCTCGTTAAGATCACCTTCGGTGCCCATCGTTACTACGTGGCCTAAGGGGTGACTTAACATGGCTATTTCACGCGCACAACTGCTTAAGGAACTCCTGCCCGGTCTGAACGCTCTGTTCGGTCTGGAATACTCACGCTACGGCGAAGAGCATAAGGAGATTTATGAGACCGAGACCTCCGAGCGTTCGTTTGAAGAGGAAACCAAACTGTCTGGATTCTCCGCCGCTCCGGTGAAGAACGAAGGCAGCGCGATTGCCTACGATAACGCGCAAGAGGCTTGGACTGCTCGCTACAACCACGAAACCATTGCTCTGGGTTTCTCGCTGACCGAAGAGGCCATCGAGGACAACCTGTACGACAGCCTGTCTGCTCGTTACACCAAAGCTCTGGCCCGTGCCATGGCGTACACCAAGCAGGTTAAGGCCGCTTCGGTTCTGAACAATGGTTTCTCCGCTGTAGTTCCGGGCGGTGACGGCGTTGCTCTGTTCTCGACGGCTCACCCGCTGGTTAACGGCGACGTTAACAGCAACCGCCCCGCGACTGCTGCCGACCTGAATGAGACCTCGCTTGAGGCTGCTGTTATTCAGATCGCTGCATGGACGGATGAGCGTGGTCTGCTGATCGCCGCTAAGCCCAAGAAGCTGATTGTTCCGCCCGCTCTCCAGTTCGTTGCTACCCGTCTGCTGGAAACCGAACTCCGTGTCGGTACCACTGACAACGATATCAACGCCCTGAAGAACAACGGTTCGATCCCCGGTGGCTACACCGTGAACCACTTCTTGACCGACAACAACGCTTGGTTCCTGACCACGGACGTTCCCAACGGTCTGAAGCACTTTGTTCGTACCCCGATGAGTACCGGAATGGACGGTGATTTCGATACGGGCAACGTGCGTTACAAGGCCCGTGAGCGTTATTCGTTCGGTTGGTCGGATCCGCTCGGTATGTTCGCTTCCCCCGGAGCCTAAGGCTTTAGGGTTGCAGGGAGGGGGCTTCGGCCCCCTTCTCTTTTATTGTCTGGTGTGTTAGTTTCTGCGTATCCAAGATTATTGTTTTTCTACCGACTGGCTTGGCAGATTTTCCTCAAACGGTAGAACCATACGAGGACATTTAAAATGAGTTTCGCTACTTTCTCCGGCCCCGTTCGTTCTGGCACCGTTCGTTATGGCGCAGGCCGTAATACTGGCTTGGCCGTGCTTAATCAGTCCTATGACACAGGTGACCTTACCGGCACTATCGTAGGCAACGTAGACGGCGCACGTTTTGTTGTCCCCCAAGGTTCACAGATTGTGGATATTGTGGTCGATCAGGTTGTTGCCGCTACCGCTGGTACTACGACGATCTCGGTCGGTACCACTTCGGGTGGCGCTGAACTGATGGCTGGTGTTGCTACTACGGCGGGTGGCCGTTTCCGTGGTGTTGCTACGGCTGCTACCCAGCTTGCTTGGCAGACTTCGACTACTGCCGACACCACGATCTACGTGCGCGTTGCGGTTGGTACTGCCACTCTTACTGCGGGTCGAGCAATTGTGACTGTTCTTTACGCTCAGCGTGGCTCAGACGGCGCTCAGAACCCGACTACCTTCCAGAACTGATTAAGGGGGTAGCATGCGCCCAGTCCGTACAGCACTAACGGGACTGGGGGCTTCGGCCCCCATTCCTCTCGATATCAATCAGTCACCGTTTAATGTCAGTGTCGCAGTGGCACTGTCAGCCGGGGCGAACCTGACGTATACCGTCGAGCACACCTACGACGATGTTTATGCCGCAGGGTTTGACCCGTCTACGGCTGTCTGGTTTTCTCAGGCTGGATTGACGACCAAAACGACTTCACTGGATGGTAACTACAACTACCCAGTGCGGGCTGTCCGGTTGAATATCACTCTGTACACCAGCGGTCAGGCGACGATGACTGTCATCCAAGCTGGCATGCCGGGGAGGTAATGATGAGTATTGACATTGGGGCCCTTCGGCAGTTTGAGGCGTCTTGGAAACCTGTCCTCGACTCGATTCCTGCTGTTATTGAGATGTCGCAGCAGCGCAACGAACTTGAGAAGGCAGTCGAAGCCAAGCGCAAAGAGTTTGCTGCTACGGAGCAAGAAATTAAGGAGGCTTACGTAGAAGCAGACAGGCGTTTGTCTGAAGTGAATAGTCAGATGGAACAGGCTATCAAAAGCAAGCAGGATGTGCTTGATGAGACCGCCCGCTTGGTTGAGGCGCGGTCTCTGGAAATCGCAGAAGCTGGCGCTACACGCAAGAAAACTCTGGCGGCTACGGAAGCAAAACTTGCCGCAGTTGAAGCAAAACTTGCCGCAGTTGAAGCAGGTATTGCGGAAAAGGTCGCTGCGTGTGATGCGGAGATTGAAGCTAAAAAGGCCGCTGCGGAGGCTGCTCTTGCTGAAGTCGAGGCCAAGCGTAAAGCCGCTGAATCCGTACTTGAGTCTCTCCGAGCCAAGTTGGGGTAAAGCGTGTCAGTCAGCGGCGTAAGTTACGTCCAAGGGCTGGATAGTGGTGAATATGACTTTACCCATGTGGTATCGACAGTCACTGCTTCCGGCTCTACGACTATCTACACCCCCGCTGCGGGCAAGCGCCTGCGCCTGCGGTGGATCTACACCTTGAACGACCCCGGTTCTACCGCTTCGCCTTTGATTAGGATCTTTCTCGGCGCAGAAGAAAAGTTCCGGGTTTACGCGCTTAGCAAACGGCAGTTCTGTACGGGGCCGGTAAACGGCGCTTTGATTATCAACCTCAGTGAGGCTGCTGAAGTGGCCGTAACTGCCCTAATAGAAGAGTTCTGACATGGCAACGTACAATAAATTTCAAGACTTCTCTGAACAGCTTGTTATTGGCACTCATGACTTTGACACCAACGTGTTCAAGGTCTACCTGTCCAACACCGTGCCTTCGGCTTCTGCTGATGCGATTAAAGCTGATCTCCCTGAGATTACCGCAGGTAACGGCTACACCGCTGGTGGCGCTACCACGACCATTACGGTTGCTGAAGTAACAGGCACTACGACCGTTTCCGGCACTCAGGTAGTGTTCACGGCTTCTGGTGGCGCGATTGCGGCTTTCCAGTATGTTGTGCTGTACAACGATACCGCTGTTAACAAGAACCTTATCGCGTGGTGGGACTACGGCAGTGCGTTGACGCTTAACAACGGCGAGTCCTTTACCGTCAAGTTCTCCAACACCACTCCCGGCGCTATCTTCACTCTGGCTTGATAGGGGCGGTCCATGCCTATCGTCTACCGCAACGTCAAAGGCTCGGCGCTTACTTACGCCGAGTTGGATGGCAACTTCTCTACACTCGCCGGTAGGACTGATCTTGCGTGGGCGCAGGTTGGCAGTGAGCCTTCTATCGAGTCTGGCACGGGTAACCCACCAGAACTAGCCCCGTTCATTGGCGGCATCAACGCTTGGTCTTACAGCGCAACGTCCATGACTGAGGCGTTTTCGACCAGCGACTTGCCGTTTGACTGGTGCCCCGGTACTGATCTTGTCTACGGTATTCACTGGTCGCCGGGGAACAGTACGTCCACGGGCACGGTACGGTTTGGGCTTGAGTTCACTTACGCATGGGCGTACGGGCAAGGCGCAGCATCAGTTTTTCCTGCTACGACCACGATTTATGTTGAGCCTACGATCAGCACAGGCGTGGCGTATGAGCATTACCTGAACTTTAACGCGCCGGCAAATAATTTCCCCGGTAGTCTGGCGCAACAGAACATGCGGTTCTTGGTACGCATCTTCCGTGACGGCGGGCATCCTAACGATACGTTCCCTGATCCAGTCTTCATTCTTGCGACAGATCTGTTTTATCAGACAGACCGCTTTGGTGTGCCAAATAAGTCGCCGCCGTTCCCCACAACGCCTATTTCGTAAGGGGTAGCCAATGGCTCTTGGCACCCCAGTAGCCGCAGCAGCAGCCTATTCGGCGCTAAACGGCACCACTGTCACACCGGCTTATCCGGCGGGCATACTTGCCACTGACGTTGTTCTGCTGTTTGTTGGTCAAAAGCCCGGTAGCGCAAACAGCGGCACTAATCCGGCCCCAAGCGGTTGGACGCTCCGCGAGGAGTTAACTGGCGCGGGTGGCTACGGCGCTACGCTGGGTGCTGACACCGGCAACACGAACCTGCGGGTGTTTTCGTGGAATACGCCGATTGCGGGACAGACGGGTAACCTGAACGTTTCGCTTGGTAACAGTAACGTCGCGTGGGCGTTTATCGTTCGCATCCCCACGGGCGGCGGTGCGATCAGTTACGGATCGGCTGACGGTCAGAGGACGACGACTCCCACCTCACCGATGACGGTGGCGCTGACCAACGGCGCAACAGCAACAAACTTCGAATCGGGTGACCTCGCCATCTGGGCGATGTGTATCCCGACCGACGTTCAAACTCCGGCTCAGTTCAGCAACCACTTAGCCACGGCGACCGGTGCGACCTTTGCTGCTGGCGTCGAGATCAACGAGCCTGATTCGACCACCGGCAACGACATTGGTGGCTTCAGTGCCTATGCGTCTGTCAGCAGTGGCAGCAGTACGGCAGCACCCAGTGTAACGGTCACGCTGGCGGGTACGCTCACCAACGTGCGCGGCCCGGTGGTCATGCTGCGGGTGCGAGAAATCCAAGCGATCTCGTTCAACGCTGAAGTTGGGTCTTACAGCATCACTGGGCAGGCGGCTACTACTGCCGCTTCACGCTTGTTCAACGCCGAGGCTGGGGCGTATAGCCTGACCGGGCAGGCGGCTACGCTTGCGCTATCTAAGGAACTTTCTGCTAACTCAGGCTCCTACGCGATCAATGGGCAGGCGGCAGACTTTGTTTTAGCTAAGGCCATCTCCGCTGATGCGGGTTCTTATTTACTGACAGGGCAGTTAGCAGCCCTTCTTCGTTCCACTGTTTTTTCTGCCGATACGGGCGCGTATGTAATTACGGGGCAGGCAGCGACTCTTTCCCGCGCAGCCAACTTTTCCGCTGACGCAGGCACCTACGTTGTCACAGGCCAGCCTGCAAGTTTATTTACCGCTTCGGTATTTAGTGCTGATTCAGGTACGTACAGTATTACGGGTCAGGCGGCAGATCTTCTGTATGTACCTGTTGCTACGTTTGACGCTGAGTCTGGTAGCTATGCTGTAACGGGGCAAGATGCCACGCTGATCCGGGCGCAGATTTTTACCGCAGGGCTCGGTCAGTATTCAATCAGCGAAGACTACGTAGACCCCGGATACAACGAGCCCGGATACACCAGCGGTACTAGTGCGGCGCTGCTTCGTTCGCTGCTGTTTAATTCTGAGGCGGGCAACTACGCTATCACGGGGCAGGACGCAGGCTTGTCGCTCGACACGCTGCTGAACGCCGAGGCTGGGGCGTACAATATAAGCGGTCAGGCCGCTTCGCTGCTATCCGCAGCGTCGCTCTTTGCCGATGCGGGCACTTATGCTATAAGCGGTCAGGCCGCTAGCCTGCTATCAAGTTCACTCTTTAATGCAGCATCTGGTTCGTATTTGATCTCCGGGCAGGATGCTACTCTCTTCCCAGCTACGCTCTATCCCAACCCAGCCGACGTCCGACAAGGCGTTGTTTACGGGCCCGATGGCATCTATACTGGGACTCTAGTTGTGGGTGGCAACGCTGTAATCTACCTTTTTGACGACTAACGGGCAAAGTCAATGGCTATCACGAATCTGGACCAAGTAATTGCTGGGGCACAGATCCCTCAGTTCTATATCAAAGCGCTGTCTGGTACGTTGGTTGCTGGTCGCCCGTACTCCACGTTTTATACAGCGGGCATCCCCGGCCCCGCCGTTGCGCCCACTCCCGGTATTAGCGGCGCGGCACTTACTTCTTACGCAGGGCAGTTGCCGTTTACCAATCCGGCAAGTGGAAACTCTTATCTGGCCCGCTTTGTTGGCATTTCATCCGCGCAGATCGGCACCGTTACGCTGGCCGATAGGCTCTGGCATAACAGCGGCATTACAATCACTTCTACCTCTCCGCAGACTGTCAATAGCGTAGCTTTCCCGGCGAGGGATTCCAGTGGCACCGTTAATGGCGCTGGAGTTGTGCTGGGGGTTGAAGTATCTACCGTGACGGGTGCTGGAACCCCCACAATCACGGTTTCTTATACCAATAGCGTTGGAGCCGCTGGCCGCACGGGCACCAATATCATTGCCACGAATGCGACCTCCGCCGCTGGTACGTTCTACCCGATCAGTTTGCAGGCTGGCGACTTGGGCGTGCAGTCAGTTCAGTCCGTTACGCTCAGCGCTACATGGACAAGTGGTGTTATTCATCTGGTTGCGTACAGGCCACTTGTATCTGTGCAGTGCCCCGCTTCCGGTTCTGCCGCCGCTGTAGACGCGCTGACTAGCGGTATGCCTCGGATGTTTAACAATACGGTACCTTTTGTTATTTTTCTACCCCAAACAACTACTACTACCTCGATTCAAGGATCAATGACGGTTACACAGGGGTAAGTCATGGCCATCACTACTCTTGCTCAGGCGGCGAGTGGGCTTTTGCCTCCTGTCAACACAATTAAAGTTGACCTTGCGGGGCCGCTTAGCTCTAACCAAAGTGGATGGATTTCGCTTTGGTATTATGGCGCATACCCTCCTGCGGCAACCTTAAATACTAGTGGGCTAGCCGGGCAGGCGCTGTATTCCTCCCCCGCTGGGGTGCCTTTTCCAAATCCCCCTAGTGGAAACACTTACTTATCCCGTTTTTCGTCCAGTTTTTGGGCTGAACAGAACGAGCATAGTTACTGTTATTATTTATTGGATAGGCTTTGGGAAAATTCTGGCCTTTTACCCGGCGTATTAACCACTCAAACTGTTAACAGCGTCCCGTGGCCCGCTAGGGATATAAACGGCTCCTCATCAGGTAACGGTGTATATGTAGCGCTTGAGTTTCCTACTTCTACCAGCTCGGGGTTTTCGGTAGAGATTAATTATACCAATAGTGTTGGTATAAGCGGGCGTATCGCGCAAAACATTACCCGCCCCAGCAGTATAGCTGCGCTCAAATCGGTAATGCTTTTTGCTCTGGAGGCTGGGGATGTAGGTGTCCAGTCTGTACAAAGTGTATCTTTTGCTGCTGGGGGTTGGAGTGGTGGAACCGCTAATTTGTTTGCTTACAGGCCGATTATCATTACGAGTTCATTTAGCGGAAACACAGTGTTGTCTTCGGAAGAAGACATTTTTAATTTAGCTGCTCCTCGAATATTTGATGATAGTGTACTGATGTACTTAAAATACGTAATTACGTCAGCTAGTTTAAGCTATTACGATCAAATAAACTATCAGTTTACCCAAGGCTAGTCGTGGCTATTACTACATTGAGTCAGGCAGTAGACGGTATGTTGCCCCCCATAGAGGTGGTAAAACAGCCCCCTACTATTTCCACTCTTGACATGACTTGGAATACTAGCTGGTATAACACTGGCTATCCTACACCGGCTTCAACGTCGCTATCTGGCACCCTTGCTGGCACTGCACTTACTTCTGCTACAGGCCAAATGCCCTTTACCAACCCCGCAGCGGGCAATACATATTTAGCCGCTGTTCGCAGAACGTCTAATTCCCCCCCTACTTCTCTGGCCTCTCAAGGTAGTTTTTTTATAATTGACCGTTTATGGGAGAGTTCTGGTACCGCCGCAGTTTTAACCCCGCAGACAGTTAATAGCGTTACTTGGCCTACCCGTGACATAAACGGTTCCTCTTTAGGAGAGGGGGTATTTGTAGCTCTGGAGATTTATAATCCCAGTACCCTCGGCGGTACACTGCCTACTGCGTCCATCTCCTACACTAACAGCGCTGGTGTAAGTGGGCGAGCTGGTGTAATGATGGCGAATGATTTTGTTACGACCGTAAGGCATTTTGCTATTTATCCGTTTAGTTTAGATTCTGGAGACACGGGCGTTCAGTCTATTCAGACTTTGACTTACCTAACTGACGCAAACAGCCGCTTAAGGTTAATTGCGTTTAGGCCAATTTGTATTGTTCCTCCGTTTAATCAAAAAGGTGCGCGTACTGCTGGAGACATCATAACTCTCGCCGCCCCACGCCTTTTTGATAACTCAGTATTGCAAACTCTGTTTCTCTTCGCGGGTTATTCTTTTGGTTTTCAAGGCGGGGACTCCGGCGCTACAACGATTCAGTACACTCAGGGCTAAATCATGGAACTTAGCAAACAAGAGTTTATCGACCGCTTTACCCATGCGGAGTTTGTCGGGGTTCTGAACTCCGCCAAGACTAACGTAGACGTAGAGGCGTGGCTTTTCCGGTTTAATAACGTAACTGACAAGATCAACACACTTGATTCACGCACTCTCGCGGGGCTTGACCTACTTGTTACGGCTGGTGCTTTGACGCAAGCCCGTGCTGATGAGATCTCTGGGCGGGTGTGGGGCGCGTGGACGGTAGGGCAGAACGTGCGTGTTCTCGCTCCATTTGACGTAACTTACCCCGGCGAATACCCTATTCAGGAGTTTGATGTCGAGCACGGGACGATCCTCGTGTCTGGTACGTCGTTTGACCCGCAGTACGTGGAGGCTGTGTAAATGGCAATCACTAGTATGGATGGGGTAATCGCCGGTGGTAGGCCACCCATTTACTATAGATCTACAATTAGCGGGGGGCTTGGGGAGCCGCCGTGGTTTACCCCATTTTACTTAGCTAGCATTCCCGGTGCTGCTGCCGCCCCGACTTCGGGCATGTCTGGCACTGCGCTTACTTCTTACCCCGGACAGATTCCATTTACCAACCCTCCGGTGGGGCAGTCAACTTATCTTACCCGCTTTTCAGCTAACCCGCTAAGGAGCGGCGGCGGGGCTATGCTGGCGGATAGGCTCTGGCACAGCAGTGGGATTAACCTAAATACTCCGGCTGTACAGACCGTAAACTCCGTTGCTTTTCCGCCTCGAGATGTAAATCAATCTTCTGACGGAGAGGGCGTTTACATCGCAGTTGAGATTGCTACTACTCTTGGGTCAGGTAACGCAGTATTTGAACTGTCCTATACTAACAGCGCGGGCGTCGCGGGACGGCTTGGCTACACCATACCGGATAATATTGGATCGAGCCAACCAAGCGGCACTTTCTGTTGTTTTAGTTTGCAGAGCGGGGATTCCGGGGTTAGGTCTGTTCAGTCTATTCGTTTGACTGCTGGCGGGTATCTAGTTGGGACAATGGGTCTGGTAGCGTATAGGCCGATTTCTTTAATCACCTGTATACCAAACGCCCTTTCTTTGGGCGTAGATTGCCTGACCGGGGCCATGCCGGAGTTGTTTAATGACTCAGTGCCATTCCTTGTATTTAGACCGGACACCAATACAGCAACAGAATTTGAATCTTTGATTGTTTTTTCCCAAGGCTAATTATGGCTATCGCTAACGTAAACGGAGTAATTGCGGGGTGTCAGCCGGGCGTATTTTTTTATAAAAATTTGTTCGTTCCTGTTGTGAACAGGCCGTTTTCTTTATTTTATCAGTCAGGGATCCCCGGCCCCGCAGTTGCTCCAACCCCCGGTATTAGTGGAGCGGCACTGACTAGCTATCCGGGGCAACTACGTTTTGTAAACCCCGGTGCGGGAGAAACCACCTATTTGGCAAGGTTTAGCACCCTCGCTTATAGGGTAACAGGCACTGCTTTGCCTCCCGGCTCAGTAATGCTGGCAGATAGACTTTGGCATAACAGCGGCATTTCTATTACGTCTTCCGCCTCTCAAGCAGTAAATTCTGTCGCCTTCCCGCCTCGTGATGCTAACGGTACCACTAACGGGCTCGCCGTACTTTTGGGCCTAGAGATTAGCACCGCGACCTCTGGTGCAGTGACACCGACAATAACTGTCGAGTACACAAATGAAAACAACGTAGCCAGAACCATTGCCGGGGGCACTGCGGCTACTACGACACTTCCGACTGGCTCAACCACTGCTGGCACTTTTACTTATTTGAACCTGTACGGTTCTGATCGAGGCGTCAGGTCAATTCAAAATATTACGTTCACAACCCCCTATAGCAGCGGGGTCGCGCATCTGGTTGCCTACAGAAAGATTGCCTCTGTCTTGTTGGGTTACGCAGACGTACCAAACGACGTAAACCCTCTAACTGGAGGTATGCCGGTTATGTACGACAATACAGTGCCGTTTGTCGTTATGACGCCCACTCAGGATATTGACACTTATTGTCAAGGTATGATGACGGTTACGCAGGGGTAAGCATGGCTATTTCTACTTTGGATCAGGCAATTACGGGCCTTCTACCTACCTATTCTTTGTTTAGGAATATAGCTAATCGACAAAACAATGATACTCGAATTCTGTATTCTTTTTTTAGTCCTGGGGTTCAGCCCTCTGCGGCTTCTGGAAACGTACTTTTAAACTCTGACGCTGGGGCCATACCCTTTTCTAATCCGGTCTCTGGTAATACGTATCTCGCTGGGCTAAAAGTCAGCCCGATGAGTAACTTTACGCTTACGTCCAGAAAAATATTAATGGTAGACCGTTTGTGGCACGGACTTCTTTCAAGTACAACCTCCCTGCAAACGGTCAACAGCGTTACATTCCCGGCTAGAGATAATAACGGCTCAACTAATGGGGATGGAGTATATTTGGCTATTGAAATTGGTCCTACTGGAAACGATGGAGCACCAGATTGGGGTGTTACTGTAACTTATACAAATAGCGCAGGAGTTGCTGGTAGAACGGCGACAGTGTTGTCCCCTTATGTACAAGGTTTCTCACGAGAATATCGTTGGTTCCCCCTAAAACTTCAGAGCGGGGACGTTGGGGTTCGTTCTGTCCAAGATGCTACGTTTACTGCGGCAATCGGTGTAAACACTAACATCGTTGCCTATCGAGTGCTAACACAACTGTATTGTCAGACCACGGCGGACGGTACTGGTGTTGCTGACGTAGTAAGTTTGGGTATGCCAAGAGTTTATAACGGTAGCTACCTCATGTTTGTTTACGGAAACTACCTTAATAGCTCAATAGATATCGCCTCTAGTTTTGAAGTAACCTTGACGCAAGGCTAAAACATGCTTGGTTACGGCGCATTCCCTACTACATCCTCGTGGTGGTCCACAGGGACGCCGCTTTTACGCCCCGTTATCGCTTTTGGCGACTTAACCAACGTAGAAGGGGTCTCTCAGTCTGAGTGGTTTTTCGGCCCTGTTGTTTACGAGGACGCTGGTTTAGGCGCGTACCCACTAAGCTCTGCTTGGACTGGGGTAACTAGTGGGTATTTTGCGCGGCAGGTTCTTAACTTTTCTGACCTAGATGACGTAGAAGGTAGCACCCAGTCCCTTTGGTTTTTTGGGGAGTACGTCCCCGTCGCTCCGACTTTGGATCTGGAAGTTGGGTCTTACAGTATTACAGGGGAAGCCGCTGAGCTTGTCCGTACGGGGATTTTGCCGACGGATAACTACATCTCCGAGGCTACTAGTGGTGTATCGACTCTCTCCAACACCATGGAGAGCTTCTTTACCATGGCGGAAAACGCATCTGCTGCCGATACCATCACCAACGCCAAAGTAATAGATGTTGCTATGAGCGAGGGCGCTACGGCGGAAGATACTCCGGGCCGTACATGGAACCCAATCAACACCCCGCAAACGACAACGTGGACGCTCATTCAGACCCCTTGACGGGGGCTTGTAGGGACGGTACCTACCGTCTATACTTCGCTTAGCATCGTCTATCTGACGGACTAGTTATGGCAAAGACCCCCGCTTGGACTCGCAAGGAAGGCAAATCCGAAAAGGGTGGCCTTAACGCCAAGGGCCGTGCTTCTTACAACGCCGCCAACCCCGGCAAGCCGGGACTCAAAGCCCCTCAACCTGAGGGCGGCTCCCGCCGCGACTCTTTTTGCGCCCGGATGTCCGGTATGAAGAAGAAACTCACGAGCGCCAAGACAGCCAACGATCCCAACAGCCGGATCAATAAATCGCTTAGGGCATGGAACTGCTGAAATGGAACTCAGTATCTGGAACACCGTGTTGTCGGTGATTATTGGGCTGTTGTCTTGGGTTCTGAAGGAAAAGTCTACTGAGCTTAAGCGGGTTGAGATTCTGCTCAACAAGACCCGAGAAGAGATTGCTCGGGAATACGTTACCAAGGTAGAAGTCCATAACGACATCAATCGAGTGCTTGATAGGCTTGACAGGCTGGAAGCAAAGATTGATACCTTCATAAAAGGC